CAAGAGAGTATGAGGTCACACAGCTTGTACAGTTGCTACAAACTATGTCTCCAGACACGCCTATGTACCCACAGTTGGTACAATCAATCATTGACAACATGAACTTGGCTAATCGTGAAGAGCTTATTGCTTCCCTTAAGCAAGCTAATGAGCCTAACCCAGAAGCTCAGCAGGCACAACAGGCTTCTCAGCAAGCAGCTATGGCTCTACAGGCTTCACAGGCTGCTGCTCTTAACGGACAGGCACAAGAGTCCGCAGCACGAGCTCAGAAGCTTACAATGGAAGCTCAGGCTATCCCACAGGAGCTTGAAATCGACCGTATTAAGGCTGTAACAAGCAATTTACAGGTTGGTGATGCTGATGATAAAGAGTTTGAGAGACGCATTAAGATGTCCAAAGAGATGCTAAAAGAGCGTGAAATAGCGGTAAAAGAGGGCAATATAGCTCCTCCAGAGCCTGCACAGCCAGTAGCTCCACAGCAGCCACAGCAGTCACAACCACCACAAGGACAATTGCCACAATGATATTAACAGGTAAGATGTTTGAAGACGCGCTTGCGCAGATTAACGAAGCCTTTGCTGAAGTAAATAAAAAGGTTGACAAACTACAAAGAGAGGTAAAGACCCTGACACAGGAGAAAGCCAATGGCAACGCCAAGAAAGGGCAAAGCAAAGGTTAAGGTAACAGCTAGTGGTAAGAAGGTAAGCTATGGGCAAGCAGGTAAAGCTAAAGATGGAGGTTCCCGTGTAAAAGCGGGGACTGCCAAAGGCGACAGCTACTGTGCTAGAAGCTTAGGTATTAAGAAGGGCTTATCTAAAGCTAAACAGAACGACCCTAACACTCCCAATAACCTTTCCCGTAAGCGTTGGAAGTGTTCCGGTGCTAAATCTAAAAAGTGAGGTGTTAAATGAAGTGTTCATCATGTGGTAGCAGCCATACAAAGAAAGGCAACAAGATGCCTATTAGAGGCCAACGGTCTGTAAAGAACAAGACATCTACAGCTAAGAAGAAAAACAAGAAATAACTCTTGACTTTGACTCTAAAATATGCTATACTATACCTTAGTATACTTTACTAATATTTAAACATTAACTTAAACTGTCCTAAAGGATAAACAGTATGATTGATAAAGAACTAGAAGCTTACTACCGTGCCTATCGCGAGATGTTTATGTCAGATGGCTGGAAGCAGCTTCAAGAAGATTTATTACAAAATGCTAATGTCATTAATTCGGTAGAGGCTTGTAAAGGTAACGATGATCTACACTTCCGCAAGGGTCAATTGTCTATTGTGGGAAACATTGTAAACCTTGAGCAACAAATTACACTAGCTGAAGAGCAAGCAAACGAAGAGCCGGAAACGGAAGACTAGTGCGTTTACTCTTTGACTTTGAGTGTGTAGGAGGGCATATTGAGGAACACTTTGTATCTTCGGATACTAGAGAAGTAGAGTGTCCTCACTGTCACAAACCTGCACAAAGGATTCAATCTCCTGTTCGCTCAACTCTTGATCCTGTCTCTGGTGACTTTAAGAAAGCCACTGGCAAATGGATGAGGAATCGCGAACAGAAGTTGAAGCAAGAACGTAAGGTTAACTCTTAACATAAGAAGCTTTACATAATACACCTCCATAATGATTTAATCACGGAGTTTAATAATGGCGACATTATACGACGAGCGTCTAGAAGACGATGAACCAGTAGACAACATTGAAGAAGTAGCCGAACATCAGGAACCTGTTGAACAGGAGACTCCTGCTGAGGAAGAAATCCCTGAGAAGTATCAAGGAAAGAGCGTTACAGATATTGTAAGGATGCACCAAGAGGCTGAGAAGCTTTTAGGTAGACAAAGCTCAGAAGTAGGGGAGTTACGATCAGTTGTTGATAGTTACATCCAGACACAACTCGACACCACAACAGCAGCACCAGTAGAACCCGAAGAAGAAGTAGATTTTTTCTCTGATCCCGACAAGGCAGTCGAGAGAGCTATTAAGAATCATCCTTCAATCAAAGCTGCGGAAGCGCAGACACAACAGTACGCGAAGTCCAATGCGATGTCAGCCCTGCAAAAACGTCATCCCGACATGCAGAACATCTTACAGGACAACAAGTTTGTTGAGTGGATTAAAGGATCAAAGATTCGTACACAGCTCTTTGCTCAGGCAGACAGGCAGTATGATCATGAGGCAGCTGATGAACTTTTCACTAACTGGAAGGAACGTCAACAAGCTGTAGGTAACGCCGTTGCAAATGATAAGGACAATCGTAAGACTGCCCTTAAAGCTGCATCAACGGGGAGCGCACGAGGAAGTGGCGAACCGGTTTCCAAAAAGATCTATAGACGTTCGGACATTATTAAACTAATGCAGGACGATCCAGATCGGTACTTGGCTTTATCTCCAGAAATTGAGAGAGCTTATGCTGAGAAGAGAGTCCGTTAATTAAATCTTTTAAGGACTATGTATTATGGCAACTTCAGTATATCCCAATATGGGCGGAGCAGTAACCAACACAAGCGCAGCTAAGTTTATTCCAGAGATTTGGAGTGACGAAGTTATTGCTGCATACAAGACTAACCTTGTACTGGCTAACCTTGTTAAAAAAATGAGCATGACTGGTAAGAAGGGTGACGTTATTCACGTACCTAAGCCTACCCGTGGTGTTGCTTCCGCTAAAGCGGCTGGTACCGCTGTAACTATCCAGAACTCTGTTGAGTCAGAAGTTCTGATTAACATCAACAAGCACTTCGAGTTCTCTCGTTTGATCGAAGACATTACCGAAGTACAGGCCCTTGCTTCTCTTCGTCAGTTCTACACTGGTGACGCAGGCTACGGTCTGGCCAAGCAGGTTGACAACGACTTGTTTGACCTTGGTAAGTCTTTCGGTGATGGCGATGGCAGCTCTTTTGTCAACAGTGGTTCCTTCCAGATCAACACTACTTCCGGCGCTCTTGAAGCATTTGATGCTGACGGCGCTGCTGATGTTGGCGACTTCTCTGACGCTGCGTTCCGCGCACTGATTCAGAAGATGGATGATGCCGATGTACCTATGGACAACCGTAGCTTCATCGTACCTCCTTCGCTCCGTAACGCTATCATGGGTATTGATCGTTATACCTCTACTGATTTCGTTAATGGTAAGAGCGTAGAGACTGGTAAGATTGGTAACCTGTACGGTGTTGACGTATTCGTCTCTACCAACGTACCTGTTATTGACACTACCGGTGGTGCTTCCATCCGTGGCGCTCAGTTGATCCACAAGGACACCAGTGTTCTTGCAGAGCAACAAGCTGTTCGTTCACAGACTCAGTACAAGCAGGAGTTCCTTGGAACTTTGTACACTGCTGATACTCTGTACGGTGTTCAGGTTATGCGTCCAGAAGCAGGCTTCACTCTAGCTGTTAAGTAAAACAATTGGGGCTGCTTCGGTAGCCCCTTTTCTACTTCTCCTTCTCTCCTAGAATTTTACAGGTGTCTTGATGTCTAATTATACTAAAACTACAAACTTTGCCACTAAAGATGCTTTAGCTTCCGGCAACCCTGCTAAGATTGTTAAAGGAACTGAGATTGATACAGAGTTCAATAACATTGCTGTAGCAAGTGGTACAAAAGCAAACAAAGCTAGTCCTGTCTTCACAGGAACAGCAACCCTTCCAGTCACAAACGCAGACAGTCTAAGCATTGGCGGTGACGGCGTTACAGTTACTGGTATCAAAGATGAAGACGACATGGCAAGCAACAGCGCCACTAAGCTCGCTTCACAACAATCAATTAAAGCCTACGTTGACTCGCAAGTAACCGCACAGGACTTGGATGTAACTGACGGCACTACAAGCATTTCCATTGACCTAGACAGCGAAGCCTTGAGCTTGCTTGGTGGTACAGGTGTAACCTCTACTGCGTCAGGCAATGGCGTAACAATGGCCATAGACGGCACTGTAGCCACTCTAAGCGGCTCTCAGACACTTACGAACAAAACCTTGGCTGCCCCTGTTATCTCTGGCAACCTGACTACTGACGGTAACATTGATGGCCGTGACGTAGCCACAGACGGCACTAAGCTGGATACTGTTGAGACTAACGCTGATGTGACTGATACTGTCAACGTAACAGCCGCTGGCGCACTAATGGATAGCGAAGTCACTAACCTTGCGGAAGTCAAGGCTTTTGATTCATCTGACTACGCTACTGCTGCTCAAGGCACAACTGCTGATGCTGCGTTGCCTAAAGCTGGTGGGGCAATGACTGGCGCTATTACAACTAACAGTACCTTTGATGGTCGTGATGTTGCTACTGATGGTACTAAGCTAGATGGTATTGAAGCCTTAGCGGACGTAACCGATGCTACCAACGTAACAGCCGCTGGTGCACTGATGGACAGCGAGTTGACTAGCATTGCAAGCGTTAAAGCTCTTAACCAAGGTGTTGCTACTACTGACAGCCCTACGTTTGCAGCAGCTACAGTCACAGGCGAAATCACAGCCAACGGCGGCATAGCATTGGGCGACAGCGACAAGGCTACGTTTGGTGCTAGTGATGACCTACAGATTTATCATGATGGTAGTGACTCTATTATCAAGGACGGCGGCACTGGAAACTTGCAGATTCAAGGTCAAAACCTTAGTCTAGAAGACTCGGCAGGGACTAGATTTTTCTTAGGTATACAAGGTGGTGAAACACGACTATACAATCAAGGCGACCAGAAGGTAGCCATTAACACCACAGGCATAGACGTTACTGGCACAGCCACGATGGATGGGCTTACTGTAGAGGCTGCATCAGATGCACTAATACGCATATCTGACTCATCTAGTACTAATCAGCGATTAGACCTACAACACAACGGAAATCTTTCTAGAATTATTTCTGGTAACAACGGCGCTTACGGCACAATAAGACTGCAGGCATATAACGGCACAGATACAGTTGACCGCTTAAGAATATCAGGCAACGGAGACATCAGCTTCTACGAAGACACAGGCATAACGCCTAAGTTCTTCTGGGATGCGTCTGCGGAGTCTTTGGGTATTGGTACTAGTTCGCCTACAGACGCTTTGGTAGTTGAAGGCAATGTGGCTTCTCCGCACAGAATTAAAGTTAGTAATGCAAATGCCAGTGGTAAAGCTACTTTAGTTTTTACTCAAGGAACTACAGTTAAATCGTGGCTTGAGTTTGATAATGCCGCTGGAATTTTTGACGTATGGCAGTACACAAATAATGATTTGAGATTTGGCACAAACAACACAGAACGCATGCGCATAACCTCCAGCGGTAATATGGGTATTGGTACTAGCAGTCCATTTGGTCGATTAAGTGTAGACGTTGTCGCAGGCGCACCTGCTTCTTCGGGTAACATGACTAATGGCTTTACTGTTCACAACTCTAATGGTGGTCGTGCAATACAGTTAGGTGTTAATGAAACTGGGTCTTATAACTATCTTCAGTCTTCCTATGTAAATAATGCAAACGTAGCAGTCGATATGGCGTTCTTTACGGGTGCTTCAGAACGCATGCGCATAGACTCCAGCGGTAACTTGCTTGTGGGTACTACTGACGCAGCAGTAGGTGTTGGCAATACAAACACAGGCCATTCTATTGGTGCGGCAGGTTATGCGGCTCACAGTCGCTCTGGCAACGCTAGTTTATTTCTTAACAGAACTTCGTCAGATGGTGAGATTGCAAGGTTTAGCAAAGACGGCACAACCGTAGGTAGTATTGGTTATGCCGGTGGTGGCATTATGTACAATGCCGCAAGTAACTATGGCCTTAAATTTTATGATGCTGGTGCTAGCAATATTATTCATCCTGCAACAACAGCAGGAGGCGATTTGGATGATAGCGTGTCCCTTGGATATTCTGGCTCTCGCTTCAAAGACCTCTACCTATCAGGCACTGCTAATGCTGGTATTGTAAGCCTTAAAGATGGCAATAATAATGGTCAAATAAATGCTACAACGTCAGGTGCTAAACTTTACTACAACGTTCACGATGCTCATATTTGGCAACGTCAGGGCAGTGAGAAAGCAAGAATAGACTCATCAGGCAACCTGTTGGTGGGTAAGACTGCTACAGCAGTTTCTAGTGATGGGATAGAAGTAAGAAATAATGGTTTACTTGTAGTTACTAGAGACTCTAATAAAGCAGCAATTCTTAATAGAAGAAGCTCAGACGGTGATATTCTAGAATTTATGAAAGACAGCACAACCGTAGGTAGTATTGGTACTGCTGATGGCGACCTTCTTATTCACTCAAGCGCGGGAGGGCATAAAGGTTTGCGTTTGGGCAATGGCTATGTTGCTCCTACAAACAACACGGGCACAATTGAAGATAACACAACTAGCTTGGGTCTTTCGGGCCAACGCTTCACAAACCTCCACCTATCAGGCGGTGTCTACTTAGGCGGCACAGGTGCTGCTAATAAGCTGGAAGATTATGAGGAGGGTACTTTTACTCCTGTTATAGCTGATGCAATTACTGGTGGTAACACTGCTACCGGCACAACAGTAGAGGGTCATTACACTAAGGTAGGTAGACTTGT